ATTCAGATAATGGATGTGACGATGATGATTACGACGACGATGACGATGATGACGATGACGATGAATCTAAACAGTTAGAGCCTGTAAAAAAATCAAAAGTTAAAAAAATAAATACTAAAATAAATTCTGAAGATAGTATTAACCTAAATAAAGAAATTATTGTTGATTCACCAACTAAAATTATTTCAAAAAGTTTATCAGATGAAAAGTTAAAATTAGAATTTATTAATGCAACTGAATTAAAAACAACTGACAATAGCGATTACAATAAAAAATTTAATAAGTTAAAAGATAAATATATTGAAATTTGTAAAGAAGTATCAGAAATTCAAGTAGAATTAAATAAAAAAGATAAATCTAGAGAAGATATTTTAATACAAATTAGAAAAATTCAGATTGATTTTTTGCCACAAACTAATTTTGGCGTAATGACAAATACAGAATTAATTACTGATAATTGTAAAGGAAAATCTAATCTTATTACAAAAGCTAAAGAAAAAAGTACAAATTTAAATTTTAAAAAACCAAAAAGACAAACAGATATGGAAACAGATGATTCTAATTCAGACTATTCTGATGATAATTTACAAGATTCAGATAATGAATCTGAATCTGAATAAAAAATTGATAATTTATTATTTTACTTTGACTTTCTATTATTTATATAGTTCATATGATTTATAATGATAATAGTAGTCTTAAAAAAACAAAGAATCAATATTATATAAATAATATTGATACATCTGTAAATAAATATACATCTTATTCTAATTATAGTAGTAATATAATTAAAGACTATGAATCTAAAAATAAATTAAATAGCATTACTATAAAATTCAAAAGAGAATCAAATAGAAAAAATACACCAAAATAACTAAATTGAGATAAATTATTATTTTATTAAATAAATTTGAAATTATTATATAATATATATAAAGGTTTATATATAATATAAAATAATGAAATATATATATTTATCGTCAAGATATGATGAAAACATTTGTGTTTTAAAGTCCATTGACAATATAGATTTTAATCAATTAACATTGATTAAAAATTATGATGAAATTGCAATAAATAGTACTATTTCAAATAAGTTATTATTAGATAAATTATTAAATTTAAATATTAATTGTGTTATAAATATAGATAATTATAAAATTTATGTTTCAAATAATGTAATAAATTTTATATCAAATTTTGATAGACAATTATATGTATTAGGTAATGTAAGAAAAAAAACTATATGTTCAAAAGAAGATCATAAAATAATACTTTCAACTTTAGATCATTTAATTGAAAATTTATTATTTTTTTTAAATTATAATTTGGATTATGAATTATTTATAAAAGCAATTGAATTAATGGAAAATTTAAATTTAGGAGATACTAAAATATTATCATTAGAACAAAAAATATTATGGAGTATTGATAATTTTGAATTAAGTAAAAATGATATATTACAAATTTTTAATTATTTAGATTCAAAATATAGAAGTAGTAATGAAACTAATATACCAATAACTGACAAAATTTTAAATAAATTAATTGAATATGTAAAAAATTTAGAATATGATGATTCGTTAGTTAGCGAATTACTAAAATTAAATGTCAAAGATTTACCTACTTCTAGTAAGAATTATAAATATTACTTTAATCATTTTTACAATCTTCTAAAGGTTAATGATGAAATTAAAGATATGGTAAAAACTCAAGATTTAAGTTTATTCAAAGATCTTGAAAAATCAAAAGATTTATATAAATCAGTACTTACTAGAACTGATTGGGTTGATGAATTAGAATATGGTAATATAATGGGTATTTTATTGAGTATAGATCCAAAAGAAATTAATAAATCTGGATATAATTTAGATTATATTCCAATAAATGATATTACTCATACAGTTATTGGTTTTGATCAAATATTAGAAGCTTATAATAATTCATTGAATGAATATAATGAAGAAATTGGATTCTCAAATATTTTGTCAGGTTTTGGTATAGGTGAAGGAAATTGTATATTACCTATTTATATAAATAAGGAGCATTGGAAATTTGCTAAATTGTATATGTACAATAATTTAGGTGTAATATTTAATAGAAATTCATTAGATTATTGTTTTAATCATAAAATATTATATAAAAATGTTTTAATATCAATGATTAACTTAACATTTAGTAATCAAAATTATAGATCAGATAAATGGCTTAACTTACTGTTTTCTGTTTTAAGGACTAATTACGAATTGTTTAATTATGATAATAAAATAAATAGAAGTATTGAATTAAATAAATTTCTAAAGGATCCAAAATATAGAACAAACTGTAATTTGAATACCATTCTTGTTGAATATTTAATATTTGATATTTCTGATAATATAATTAAATTTATATTTGAAGAGTTGATTAGACAAACATTTAAATCAATTTATAAAAATATAGACGCTTTAGACAAGTTATATGACTTTAATATTGAATCAGCGCTAGATTATGAAACCAATTTTAATAGTCAACAAAATTACAATTTAGATGAAGATAAAATATCATCATGGATTAAAGAATTAGAAGATAACAATATTTTCTCTGAAAAAATTACTTTAATTTACGGAGTAATTATGATGAAGAAAATAATATCTAAAAATAACTTCTTTAAAACATTTGATGATAATTGTGGTATTTTACCTGATGATATAATTGATTATTTAAAAAGTAACATTTCAAATAATAAAATAGAAGCTGTAAATAGTAAACTATTTGGATTAATAAATCCAAAATTTAGTGAACATGTAAATTTTACAAAAACAAAAGTATTCTCTACAGATACATTTATTAATTTAGGATTTGTAAGATCAAGACACGAAATGATGAATATATTTGTTCAAGGATTAATTCAAAGAGTTAATAAATGCAGGACTAAAGCTTTATCTAATAATAGATATCAAAATCCATTTGAGAGGAATAATATAATTAATTTTACAGGTTTGTTAATTAGTCAAAGATTTATAAAAAGATCTTTTAATTTAGATTTAGACATAAATAATTATATAACTACTTTGAATGATTTACAAGAAAATTATCTTAAAAATTTTGTAAAAGTTATGATAAAAAAAACTATTACAATTAAAAAGTATATTTTAGATAATATTGATACAATTAAAGAAGATACAAGAAAAAAAATAATACTTGAATCTATTAAAATTTGAAAATATTAATTTTTATTTATAAGATTATAAAATTTATATATATTATTTGCTATTATAATGGCAACTAATAGTACGACTCTATTGTGTGAGTATTGTGAAAATTTTTTTGATTATCATGTTGACAATTTATATTATCCCAATGTTAATTGTTCTACATCAGGAATATGTAAAACATGTGTAAAAGAAATTAGTTCTAAACTATTTGTAAAAGTTGATGTAGCAAAAATAAGTTATATTAAAAAAAAAGCAAAAGAAAAATATTTGAAGAGAAAAGTTGAAAAAAATTCTATATAATATTAATTTATTATATTTTATAAGAAATCATGTGGTTTGAAATCATTAACGCGACATGTTGGATAATATCATTCGTTTGTTTTTATCTAATATTACATCCAAATATAAACAGACCAAAAAATGTTCATATTTCACCATTTAAAAAAGATTTACATAAAACAGAAAGAAAGTTTAATGTAATAGGTATTTTACAAAATTATCCTCAAGAAAAATTAATTCAAATATCAAAGTCATTTACTAATAATTTTGATATTATGATATTTAATTTTAATGGCAGTCTCAATGTTGGTAATATCATGCGCTTGGGATGCCTATACGGTGTTAATAACTACTATATAGTTGGAAGAAAAATATATGATTCAAGATCATGTGTTGGATCTAATAAGTATATAAATGTTAAAATTATTAAAAATATCGTAACTGAATTGCCAGACAAAAGTTGTGTCCCAAAGATTGATAAAGAAGCATTGAAACAATTTTTTATTGAAAATAATCTTGCACCAATATTTGTTGAGCAAGGAGGAGAAGATATAACATCTTTTAAATTTAACAAATTTAAACTATATGATAAGACTCCAGTATTCATTTTTGGCAATGAAACATATGGAATTGATAATGATGTACTTAATACATGTAAAGATATTGAAGGATTTACAATTATATCAATTCCTCAATTAGGTATACTTAGATCATTAAATGTATCAAATTCTGCATCAATCATTTTGTGGGAATATTACAAACAATCTTTAATGAATGACGATACTAGATATAAACTTGATTTATAATTTATTTATAATTTATTTATAAATTATTTAAAAGTAATTTTTATTCTTAAATAATATGAATTTAAAAGTAAATTTGATTATTTATAATATAACATTTTTAAAATGGCTGATGAAATAAAAAAACAACATATATCATTAGTAGTGTGTGGACATGTGGACGCTGGTAAGTCTACTACCACCGGTCATCTTATTTTTAAGTTGGGAGGAATTTCAGAACGTGAAATGCAAAAACTACAAGCTGAAGCGGACCAGCAAGGTAAAAGTTCATTTGCATTTGCGTATTATATGGATAAAGACAAAGCAGAAAGAGAAAGAGGTGTAACAATTAATTGTACAACAAAAGAATTTTTTACAGATAGTTATCATTATACAATTGTTGATGCACCTGGTCACAGAGATTATGTTAAAAATATGATTACTGGAGCAGGATGTGCTGACGTTGCTTTATTGTTAGTTCCTGCCGAAATGGGCGGTTTTGAGAGTGCTGTTGCGAAAGGAGATCATAAGACTGGAGAAGTACAGGGACAAACCCGACAACATGCAAGGCTACTTGGTTTACTTGGAATTGAAAAGTTAATTGTAGGTGTAAATAAAATGGACTCCTGTGATTGGTCCGAACAAAGATTTAATGAAATTAAAGAAGAAATGACTAAAATGATTACACAAGCTGGATTTAAACCAAAACAAGTTGCATTTATTCCATATTCTGGATTCCATGGAGAAAATTTAGTAAAACCAACAGACAAAATGCCATGGTATAAAGGATGGGATGTTAATATTTCTAAAACAGAAAAAGTTTCAGGTGTTACATTATACGATGCACTTGAAAAAGTAGCTAGACCACCACAAAGAAAACCAGATGCTCTAGTTAGAATTCCTATTAATGGTATTTATAAAATTAAAGGTGTCGGAGATGTTATTACTGGACGTATTGAACAAGGTACTTTGAATGCTGGTGATGTTTGTAGAGTTGTCCCTCGTAAATTAGAAAATTTAAAAGTATTCAGTATTGAAATGCATCACAAAACATGGCCAAATGCAAAACCTGGAGATAATATTGGAATGAATATGAAAGGTTTAGATAAAAATAAAATGCCAAAAGTTGGAGACGTTATCACTTTACAAAAAGATCCTATTTGTTTACCTGTTGAAAGTTTCACAGCTCAAGTAGCTGTACAAGAACATCCTGGACAACTGAAACCCGGATTTAGCCCTTGTGTACATGTTAGAACAGCTAAATCGGCATGTAAAATGACTAAAATTAATTGGAAGATGAGTAAAAAAACTGGTGATCAAAAAATAGACAATCCAGAATTCTTAGAAAGAGCTGAACAAGCGGAAATTGTATTTACTCCTCAACAAGCAATTTATTTAGAACCATTTGATAAATGCGACGGTTTAGGACGTATCGCCGTAATGGATTCAAATAATTTAGTAATGTTAGGTAAGGTAATTGATGTGAAATACAGACCTTACAAATAAATTAAATTAGAAAAAAATATATCTTTAATATATTAAAATTTTTTAATATATTAATCAGTTATGGACCTCATCATATATTTACATCATTTATGTTGTAAGTTGACTAGATACTTCAACTCCACTAACGAGGCACTTCAATCTAACAATCTCCTCAGCTACAGCATCTACATTTTCACGACTCGTGGTACCATTGAATCTCCTGACATCATCATATCCCCATTCGTCAACATATGCTGAATCAAATTCACTTTCTCCCGGCGACTTCTTGAACAGCATCATCTCGGCGATGGTATCATGCTTGTTGCAATCAGGAGGAAATGCAAGACTAGCCGCCCAATCACCTTCCGTGTTAGTTCCAATAGGAATTCGAACTGCATAGCCTGTTGGGGTAGGAATGCTTAAATGTGCAGAATAGTTCAATGCACCAGTCAATAAGACAAGGCGCCTATCGCACTCTTCAATA